TTGATAGTGACACCTAGGAGTCTTTTAACCACAGGAATATCGTAATTGATTAGATTGTGTCCAACATGTTCAGTCACATCAGCAAACAATTCCTCAACCATTTCCTTGGTAGGCATCTCAAGCGTATACATCTGATCACCTTTAACAGCGCACAAGCACCAGATCACAGAAGGCTTAAGGCCGTTTGTTTCAACATCCCAGATACAGCGCATTAAAACTCCTCGACTGTATTTGCGTCATGTATGTCTGGCTTCTCGCCACGCTCTAGCCGCCCAGTTAAGCTGTTGTAGTACAACCACCCAGCAGACCCCGTGATGCCTGTTCTACGGCACTTGACAACCTGTACTTGCGTACTGTTGCGGGCGTAGTCATCCTCAGACATCTTGTCACGGCTTAAGAGAATCGTATTGAACGCAATCTGATTGATTGAACCAGACCCCTTAAGATCATACTCGTTAACATTGTGCGGATTGGTTAGGCTAGGCTTCCGCATGTGACTAACAATAATGATTGACACATTGGTTTCTTTGGCAAGCTTTAGAAGCCTATCCATAAAGTCATCAATGGTTCCGTTATCGTTACTCATGACTGCCGCCTGTAACGGGTCAATGATTAAGATGTCACACCCGTTACCTTTGACCATAGCACGGAGCTTAAGAAACAGTTGATCTGTGTCCACGGCTCCGTGATGGTCTAACAGTAGGATACGTCCATCAGTAATGATCTCAGAGCGTAGCTTGTCGAAGTCTATGTTCGTCCGATCTTCCAGCGACAGGTTATGTCCTGTATGAATCGTCAACAAGTTCTCGACAGCTTCGCCATTGGATGCCTCAAGGAACGCACAACCAATCGTTTTAGTCGTGCTTTTCCAGAAATGGTAAGCAATCTCGTTAACCATCGTGGTCTTACCCACAGAAGTCAACGCACCCAGTACTGTAATCTCTCCAGCCGCAATACCTCCATTAAGCATAGAGTTGAGCATACCAAAAGACTCAGGAAACGGGATAATCTCCTCAGTCCCACGTTTAATAAAGTCACCCCACGCATCATCAAGTGTAATCACACCTGTCATGCGGTATTGTTTAGCCTCCCACCATTCCGAAGTGAATTGTCGTACCTTGTTATTCATAAGATAGTCTGAAGCGTCCTTAAACGTCCCCAGTGAGGCGATACGGGCTTTGTTAGGGCTTAGTACCTGAGCGCACTGTTCAGCCGCCTCACGGCCTGCAGAATCGTTATCAAAACAAATAACAACACTCTCGAAACCCTCAAGCCACTCTAGGTTCTGCTTAAAGTCCTTGACAGCACCTGCGGCTCCTTTGGACACAGAGACAACAGCATATTTAGACCCAAGCATCTCAAAGGCAGCGAGAGCGTCCAGTTCGCCCTCGACTACCGTCACAAATCGGCCTGAGTCCTTGAATAACTGTTGACCGAATAGTGTATTCTGTTTCATATCTCCTTGAGTCTGGAATTGCTTGTTCTCGACAGTGCGTACTTTTGCACCGATCATCTTATTATTTTTATCATAGTACGGGTAGTAGTGCTTGCCATTATCGACAGTCACCCCGTATTTCTTCACAGTGTCTAGAGCAATCCTCCGTTCTGTGATAGCCTTTGGAGTTCCGAAGAGTTCCACAGGCCTATTATATTTCAGCACTTGTGCAGTTTCCACATTTCCAACCTCGTTAAAGTGAGTCTGACAAGCGAAGCAGTAGCCATGCCCATCAGAGTAAACCCCTAGCCCGTCCGAAGATGAACACTTAGGACAGGCCTCATGTTTGAGGAACTGAGCTTCAGAAACCTTCATCGTCCTCGCCCATTGCTTCGCCCTTCTCGACTACACGCACGGCCTGTAGATAAACAGACGTTCCGTGTACTGGATGGGGTTTGCCTAAGTTGTACTTAATGCGTACCTTATCACCATAACGCACTGAGCCACGGCTTACAGGCTCGCCTTCGTTATCAATAACCGGAAACTCCTCGAACTTCGTAGAGAACTTCCGTTGGGCTTGGTTTTGATACGTGCGGATCTTCACCCCTGCGTCTTGCAGTTGCTCCGCATCGACATCATCCAGACTTAAAACAACTGAATATTTGCCCGTTGATGTACCATTGTACACTTCGTGTTCGGTTAGGTTCGCAAATGCGACTGTTCCGCTAATGACTGACATAATTAACCTCCTCAGGTTTTTTGGTAAACATGCTTAACATATCATGTAAAACGACTAAAAATTCTATATCGACCCCATCAAGTGCCAGATCAAACTTAGGATCGGGATCATAGAGTGTGTCTCCTAGTCGTCGCTCTAACTCCATTATTATAATGGAAGTCTCTACATCTGGCAACATATTTTTATTACCTCCTTAATCTTTCCCATTACCCATAAGATTACTTATGTATTACTTTAATGGTTACTTACTACTAAAAATAACCATATATGGGCTCTTTAGGACATGTGGTCTGCATAGGGCGTAGGTTGCCTTCTTAACCTCCTTTACTATAGTATTAGTTTACCATAGATCATCTTCATCTGCAACCCCTACGAATTTCTTTAGATCGATTTCAGTTTCTGCCTGAGATTGTCTAATGGATGACATACAGTCACCACAGAGGTCGTAGAACTCACCCGTAGTAATGTCTTTTCGTGTCGCTTCAATGTCTGAAAGGTCGTCGTTGCATGCTTGGCATCTCATGACTGTTTACACTCCTTTAGGTAGTCTTCATAAGCTTCAATAGCATCATTGCCCATCATCTCTTCGTAAATACACACCCATTGACTATCAGATAGGCTAGGGTTGTCCGTCAGTGCTTCAATGATTTCGTTGATTGTCCATTGAATTGCGGCATCGTAGGCATCATTATCTGGTTCATACATTATAGTGCTCCTAGTAGGGTAGTATTGCCCCAGTGCCGAACGTGGCTCCTGAGGCTCCTATGTAGCTCTCAGCTACGTTTAAAGATAGGTTCCTCCGTCTCTTCTCTTCTCTTGCGCTGTAGGTTCCACAATGACAGCTAGAAGAGACGAAAGAACACCAAGCGTTGAGGCTATGATAGCAACCTCGACTAATCCTAGCACTAAAGCCACAATTAAGAAACTAATTGAGCATAGAGCGATGGCGCTACACAGTGCAAATAATACTGTCTTCATTCTGTCACCTCTTTTATTTGGTCTGCTTCATCTAGGAACTCGACATAATCAATGACGCCATCTTGTTCGTGATAGTAATCAATTGAAACAGTGCCACGTATGCCTGTAGCTCCCTCCAGCCATTTCTTTAGGAGCGCAAGCGCCTCCTTCTCTGATTTTGCTCCTATTTCATAATGGACGTTACCGTACACTTTTTCTTGATAGGGAATACTTATGCTGAATTTTTTCATTCTGTTACCTCCTCTTCTATTGAATTAATCGCGTCCATGTCCCAATAATCAACTTCGTACAAAAGAACCCCATCGATGTTGCATGGGCTGTTATGAATAGAAACTACACCTTTTTTGATCAATGATGCTAGAGCGCCTCTTAAAACCTTTGGGCTATCTATGATTAGATCGTAACTGGTGAAACATTCGGTCTCTGTCAAAATGTCTTTAATCGTCAACAGTATGCGTTGCTCTAATGTGGTGAATTGTTCCATGTCTAAATCCTTTCTATCTGTTCAGCTACTCAGACCCCGAAGGGTTTCGGCTGGAGCTACCCAGCCTCGTCAGTGAGCGTTTATGCTTCGTCCTTATTGTTTTGAGCCAAGACCGAATCAAAAGACCGCTCAGCCAGCTCTGCAACCAAGGCGCTAATTTCATCGACTATCTTAAAGTCCTCGATTTCCTCCGCAATTTTCCACATATCGCGCGTCTGATCCGTCCATCGTTTTACAAATTCTTCCTTTGTAACGTCTATATCGGCTCCGAAGCTGTTTGTTACTGTGATCGTCTTCATGTCGTTTCCCCTTGCACCATTTTGGTGCGTTGTTTCACCCGCTGCTGGGCAGGTCTTTATATAACCACAAGTGCGGTCTGACTACCAGTACTTAGCTAAACTATAATCCACTTGCACCCAGTGGAATACATAGGTAACTAATGAACCCTTTATATCACGCATGCACGTAGCAACTACCATGCCAAGGTGTTAGGTGTGGGATTGCTTGAGGGTTCTTAGGTGTGTCCTGAGTGTACCTACTTAGGCATACACATGCACCACTTTGGTGCAACCTATGCACTACTTTGGTGCGTTGTATTCCTAAGTGTTTCACGTGAAACATTGGGAGCACCTGTGGATAAACCTGTGGATAACCTGTGGATAACTTATGTATAACTTTGGGGACAACCTGTGGATATCCTGTGGATAAACCTGTGGATATCCTGTGGATAAACCTGTGGATAACTTATGTATAACCTGTGGATAAGTGAACCGGGGGGCGGGGATTCGCTGAGGTTTTATATAGATGTACCCTCCAGTATACAAAAGAAGCCAACTTTAGACCCTTAAGTACCTTAAAAAATACTTAAAATTACAAAAGAATGACAATATAAAGGATTCTTAAGTAAACTATTGTATTCTTTAGAGAAATTAAGTTAATAAAAGTACTCCTAAGGGGTTGACAAAGGAATCCAAAGGGGGTACTCTAGAATAGTACTTGACTTCTTAAGTAATCTATGGTATAATATACTATATTAAGAACTAATGAGTTATAACTTAGTAGTTTCGTTTAGTTTTACTTTTAGTTTTAACCCTCATGACACTTAAGTACCCTATAGTTATTCTAAGGAAAATACTTATGCGAAAGACTCACAAAGAGACTTTATCTCCCAATGGTAAAAAGATTGGTCGTCCTAGAAAGGTCGAGCTAGAGTCTAAATTACCAACAAAACGAGGTAAGGTTGGTCGCCCGAAGGGTGACGCTGCAGTCATCAACGAATACAAAGCAAGAATGTTAGCATCACCTAAGTCACCTAAGGTTTTAGATTCGATTCTAGATGCAGCACTAAACGATGACCATAAGAACCAAGCGGCTGCTTGGAAGCTACTTGTAGACCGTATGCTGCCCTTAAGTTACTTTGAGAAAGATAAGGCTGGTGGTGGTCGAGCAGCAGTTAACATTACGATTACTGGGGTCAATGGGGAACAGACTGTTGTGTCTGCCGATGAATCTTTAGAAGGAGAGTACACTGATGTCGATTGATACTGAGCTACTAGAAAAAGTAAAAGAAGACTTAGTTCGACATGAAGGGTACGTGACAGAAATCTATCTAGACTCTGAGAACCTTCCTACCTTTGGCATTGGACACTTAGTTACTGAAGACGATATGGAGTACACATGGACTGTCGGAACTTCAGTAACTGACGAAAGAATCCTACAAGTATTTAATGATGATTGTAATGATGCCTACACTGACGCTTGTGCTTTGTTTTTG